CGCCGCGCTAAACGCGCATCCAGAGCAACTCACTCGCAAGGCGAGACAAAGAGCGTTGCTGTTGCCGAACGCAACCGAATCCACCGCAATCCCACAATGGAAGCGCCTACGGGTGCAGTGCGAACCACCGCAGAAATTGTTGCCACGCTAGTTACCGCTACTGGCAGACGGAACCACGCTATTCCCGTAGCAGATGTCCTTGACCTGCCAAACCGCCCGCTACCGATAGACCCATATCTTTTGGGTGCGTGGCTCGGGGATGGATTTTCTTCGTCGGGAAGTATCTGTGGTGCTGACCCAGAGGTCTTTGACCACTGCGCCGAAATCTTTCCCGTGGGCTCACGGTATGAACGCTCTGCGGGTTTCTGGGTTGTTCGCTATGAGGGTTTCACGACCCTACTCAGGTCATCAGGGTTACTGAACAACAAACACATTCCCCATGATTATCTATGGGCTGGGGAAACACAACGGCTCGCACTCTTACAGGGCTTGATGGATACCGACGGCACCGTAGCGAAGGGGTCTGGCAGCGCCGAGTTCTGCAATACGAACCGGTCACTCGTCGATGGCGTTGCCCATCTTGCCCGCACACTAGGGATGAAGGCGACCGTGCGCGAAGGACGCGCACGACTCAATGGCAAAGATTGCGGTCCCAAGTGGACAGTCAAATTTGTGCCTAACCGACCAGTATTTCGACTGCAACGGAAACTCTCCCTCCAAGGGATTGCCGAGCGGCGCACTACGCAATTCCGTTACATCGTTTCCGCTGAAGCGCTCGGAGAGCAGCCAGTAAAGTGTATTCAGGTCTCTAATAGCGACCATCTGTACCTCACTGGTCATCACTTTATCCCGACACACAATTCGTCGGCGCTTCTTATGGCTGCATTGCAATATGTTGACATTCCCGGCTATTCGGCCATTCTCTTCCGTCGTACATTCGCCGACCTTTCGCTGCCGGGAGCGCTCATGGACCGCTTTAGGTCGTGGATGTCCAACTATGACGACATCCACTGGAACAGCAACACCTATATCGCGACCTTCCCGTCTGGTGCGCGTATTTCATTCGGCTATCTAAATAATGCCAACGACTACCTCCGATACAAGGGTTCGGAGTTCCAGTTCATCGGCATGGACGAGGTCACGGAAATCCGTGAATCCGACTATCGATACCTCTTCTCCCGCTTGCGTCGCCCTGCCTCGGGTCCGGTCTCCCAGATCCCACTGAGAATGCGTGCGGCATCCAACCCAGCACCAAACTGGGTGAGACAGCGTTTCATCGTGGAGGGCAAGTCTGCTGGGCGTATCTTCGTTCCGTCACGGTTGACCGACAACCCCGGCATTGACGCCGTGTCGTACCGCCAGTCGCTATCAGCCCTTGATCCAGTGGAAAGGCGCAGGCTTGAGGAAGGTGACTGGTGGTCAACCACCCTCGGCAGCCTCTTTGAGCGGACTTCGTTTGTCATCATTGATGCCCACGAGATTCCGGCCATCACCAGTTCTGCTCGTGTCGTGAGGTTCTGGGATATGGCGGCAACGGAACCATCCCAGTCAAACCCAAACCCTGACTACACCGTTGGAACGCTCATGCTGTTTGACGGCGGAATCGCCTATGTCCTTGATGTTCGTCGCATTCGCGCCAAGTCAGACAAGGTAGAGCAACTCATTGCCATGACCGCTGAGGAGGACGGCCGTGCTGTTCCGATCAGGATGGAGCAGGAACCTGGTTCCTCTGGAAAAGCAATCGTTGACCAATTCGCCCGCTATGTCGTTCCCGGATATGACTTCGGCGCAATCCGCTCTACCGGAGACAAGACCACGCGCGCCCGCCCGTTTGCTGCGGCGGTGGCCAATGGAAATGTTCGGATTGTTAGAAACGCGTGGTTAACTAACTGGCTTGATGAATTTGCCTCATTTCCCGAGGCGGCCGACCATGACGACCAAGTTGACTCTGCTGTTGGTGCATTTACGTTTCTTACCGGTCTCGGGTTGCCGCAACGAAAGCGAGTCTCTATACTCGTCTGACGCAAGAACAACCAAGAGGGGTTATTTTGAGCAACGAGACAATTAACGAAATTCGCCAACTCATTACAAAACTTGACCAAGAAATTGGCGAATTCGTCAGGTCTGAGCCAGGCGCCGAAGAGGCCTGCAATCTTCTTGTTGACATTAACTTCCTGAAGCGCGATCTCAGCATTGTCTACGACTCACTGAGTGCCGCCATGCCCAAGTTGATGGGTCGGATTCAAAAACTGTCCCTTCCGGACGGAAGCGAGATTGAGCAAAAGTCCGCCTACGAGCGCAAGGGGTGGCAGCACAAGGAACTTGGTTCGGCAGTTGCCGACAGGCTCAATCAACTCGCCGTTGATCCTGATACTGGCGAGAAATTGAAATCAGCCTATGAAATCGCCGTGGAGATGCTTGATTACTGCGCGCCATCGTATTGGCGAATCAAGGAACTCAACAAAATCGGAATTGACCCCGACAACTATTGCGAAGTTGGCGAACTCCGCACTAGCATCATCGTTCGCAAGCCGAAAAACCAATAGGAGAGAGAAACATGGAAGACAGCACCACGGCAGCAAATGCGTTCTCGGAACTGTATGCCCAGTTCCCGCAGGAGATGGAGAAGGTCCGCGTCGTAGCGGGCGTGGAACTCGTTTACCTGCCTGTCAGCGAGGTCATCAACAGACTCAATCGCGTCTTGGGCGTTGACGGTTGGTCTTTTGAGATCATCTCTGTTCAGCGTGACCAGTCCGAGCAGGACGAAATCATCGCGCACGTCAGCCTTATTGCATGGATTGGCGACCGGCAAATTGTCAAGCATGGGTTTGGTGGACAGACCATCAAGCGCTCCAAGAAAGACGGCAAGCCAGTTGACCTCGGCAATGACTTCAAGGGCGCAGTCTCGGATGCCCTCAAAAAGGCAGCCCAACTATTTGGCGTTGGCCTGTATTTGGCGCGCAGTTCTGATGCTCTTGACGCCGAAGAGGCGATTGCGGCAACTGCCGATTTGCCCACTCAGGCCACTGCCACTCCGGCGGGCGATGAGTCCGGCACCAGTTGGGCAAACTTCATCAAGACGGTTGCCACTCTCTCGCCGGAGGCCAAGGAGCAACTGAACGTCTTTTGGCACGAGCACAGTGGTGGAAAGCCCAAGCCGACTAAGTCCACTGCCACGGCAGAGGATATTCAGGCACTTCTCGCAGAGGCCATCAGGCTCCAGTTCTCGGGCTCGTATGAGTGAGGACAAGGCCAAACAGCCGCCATTCACTCCACCGGAGTATCTATCTCCATCCTCAATCAACACATTTCAGCAGTGTCCGCTGAAGTTCAAGTTCTCAAAGATTGATGGACTCCATGACCCAAGCGGGAAAGAAGCGCTGCTTGGCAACTTCGTCCACGACATCCTTGAGGATCTGTACCGATACCCATCGGAACTGCGGACGCAGGCACTGGCCAAGGAACTCGCACGCGAGCAGTGGCAGAGCAAGTGGGAGGAGCAGGTAACCGCGCTCATCAGCAGCCCAAAGGAACTGAACTTCTTCCGCTGGACGGCATGGTGGTGCGTTGAGAACCTGTGGAAACTGGAGAATCCCAACGATGTAATTACCCGTGGAATGGAAACATTTGTCAGGGGTGAGATTGCTGGTGTGAAAATCCACGGATACATTGACCGCCTCACCCTCAGGGAGGGGCGAATCGCGGTAACCGACTACAAGACGGGAAAGACGCCACGAAGTGCATTCCTAGACGACAAATTTTTTCAGTTGATCGTCTACGCACTGCTCATTGGGACGCTCTCAATTGATAAAGAGGGCGTTTCTTCGGATGAACTTGATGTTGAACTTCTCTATCTCAAAGATGGGGTCAGGTTTCTTCGGACGGTTTCTCCGGATGACGTGGCAAAAACAGAACTAACGATTCAGGAGACAAAAGCCGATATTGATGAGGCCTGCAAAACGGGCAACTTTGAGCATCGGCCATCAATTCTGTGTAACTGGTGCGGATTCAAATCAATGTGTCCGGCTTGGAAATAGCACAGGGAACCTGATAGAAAAGCAATGCCGCCACACTGGCGGAAAGGGATAATCAATCAAGGAGATTGAATATGGATACCTACACTACAAGGCAAACCTATGGGAGGCGATTCATGTCGCACTCAAATGACGACACTTTTGCGAGGATGGTCGCAGAAGAAGTCAAGAACAAGCTCTCTCCGATTCAGAAGGATGAGTTGCTCAAGCCGGAGAACTGGGGTCGTTGGCGCGATGCGCTGATTGCCCTGTCGGAGAATCTGCAGAACCAGATTGACAACATT